AAGGGACTTGTCTGCCGTCTCAATCGGTTGCCATTCGGTCATCGTGTATCTCCATTCAGCTTGCGGACCCCGTATCTCTCGTTTGCATAGTTCGTCACGGCTTGCCTAAGCCAGTCATCGCGGATCGTATCCACGTGGATACAGGCCACCCCGTCGAACATCCACGCACGGCGGCGGAACTCGTCCAGGGTCCACTCCGGGGTTTGCGGTCGCCCGGTGTCGGGCCATGAGCTACGGACCCTCATGGCTGTATCCCCCGGTCATGGCGGACAGCGTGACCCCCTATAGGGGGTGTCACGCATGTCACGCTAACGTGACAAAATCCGGTTTTACCAATGTCACGCATGTCACGCATGTCACGCCTCATCCTAAAATCCATATGAAATCAACGCTCTTCTGTATCGGACTAGCGTGACTGCCCCCCGGACACGCATCGCAAAACCGCTCGATAGCCTTTCGGACGGCTTCGGGCTTCCCTTTGACGATTCCGGTCGCCAAAACGTGCGCCGTGAACGTGTCGCGGCGGACGTATGGAAGGGCCGGAGCGCCTGCCGGGTGGGGGGCGTTCTTATCGTAGTTTTTCGCGATGCACTGGCGCAGCGCGGTTTCGAGCGTGGGCTTTTCGGGCTTCGCCGTGGCGTCCGTCTTTTCGAGAACGAGGCTGGTCGGTCGCTTGTTCAGGTCGTTGGGGTCGGGGGATTTGCCATCGAGGAAAATTGTTTTTGTTTTGAGGGTGAGCGGTTGGGGTTCTTCTGCGTCTTTTTGTTTTTCACAGGTCAGGGTCAACAGGTTTTCGGAGCGCGTGGCGAGCAGGACGGTATCGGCGGCACCTAGCAGGGCCGACGAGCCGCGCAGGCCCTTGGAGGTATCCTTGCCCGCGTGGTGTACGCCCATGACGGCGCAAGCTATCGCGTGCTTGATCTGGTCGCAGGCGAGGACAAACAGGCCCATGTCCTTGGCGCTGTTTTCCTCGGCGCCGGGCATAGCCCTAGCAACCGTGTCGATAATCACGAGTTTGATGGGGGTTTTTTCGGTTGCGATGATTTCTTTGAGGGTTTCGATGAGCTTGGTTACGTCTTTTTGTTCCATGAGATTGACCGCGACGGGCAACAGCCGGAACGGCGCGTGGGTGGTTTCGACGTTGTGTTCGATGCGCCATGCTTGGGCGCGTTTGGCAAGCCCTACAGCGCCTTCCCCGGCGACATAGAGGATTGCCCCCGCCTCGACCTTGGCCCCTTGCCACGGCGTTCCGAACGCGATTGAGAGGCCCATATCGAGCGCGGCGAACGACTTGAGGGAACCGGGCGCGCCGTAGAGCAGCGTCAAGCCGCCCTCGACCAGATAGCCGTCAACGATGAAGGCGGGGGGCTTTAGTGCGGCGAGCGCGTCGAGGTCCAGCGTCGGGTACGTTTCGGGCTTCGGGGCGGCGGCGTCGTTCAAGAACGCATGAACGTCGAAGCCTTCGGCTATGGCGTCGGCGGCGTCCCATCCCTTATCCTTGCCGGGCGGCGGGGCGACTATGCGCGCATCGATATCCGCACGGTTTAGCGCCGCCTTCCAGTTTTCGGCGTAGGTCGCCCCCGGCGCGTCGTTATCCGGCCATAAAATAATTTTCTTTCCGCGCAAGGGCGCGTAGTCGGTCAAGTCGGGCTTGGGGCTGGCCCCGCCTAGTGCGGTCGTCGCCGGGATGCCTTTCGCGATTAGCGCGTCGGCGGCCTTTTCGCCCTCGACCAGGACGACGTGGGAAGCGCCCGCAATACCGACGAGGTTATAAAGCGGGCGGTTCGCCTCGATGCCCTTAAACCGCCCGTCGGGCTGCTGCTGTAAAAAAGTTTTCTTTCCGGTCGCCGCGTTGTCGTACCGGATGACGGTCAACAGGTGCGCGCCCTTGGCGTCGGTGTAGCGATAGCGCGCGGTTTCCTTGCCACGATCCTCTTTCGGTTCGGCCTTTGGCGCGGCGGGCTTGAACGGCGCACCTAGAAACGCCTCCATTTCGGCGCGCGTTGCGGCGAAGTCCTTTAGCCCGCGTACATGCTGCCAGACCTTGATAAGGTCGTATCCCTCGCCCGGTGCGGCGAAATCATGCACGAGTGACGCCTTCGGGCCGACAAGCTCCACGGTGCAGGACTTGCCGGGCGAGCCGTATATGTCGCCCGCAACCCACTTCGCCCCGATCCGCCGCCCGCCCTTGAGGATATGGGCGCAGATGCTTTCGGCGTTCGCCCGCACTTGTGCGCGGAACGCTTCGGTATCGTCGGGCCGGTAGCGTGGGGCGCTTGGCGTGGTTTCGTTTAGGTCGATCACTTCCCGTCCCACTTCACGCCATTAACGCGCCATTCGGAATTGCGGTGCATCGCCTTGGCGAGCTTCCACTTGTGTTTGAATATCCGGTACTCGAAACCGATGAGCCGCCCCTTGCAATCGTCGTAAACGCGCTTGCCGTCCTCGAAGTACGCAAAATCCGGCTCGATGTTCCACATATGCTCGCCGTAGGCGCTGATCGGAATGACAAGCTGGCGCTCTAGCCGCTGAATCTTCCCCGCGCGTTCCAGCAGCAGCAATTCGTGCCAGCGTCGGTGTTCCTGGGCGCTGTCAAAGCAAGCGGCGGCGTTCTTGCCGTTCGCCTTGCGAAGCGCCATCGCCTCGTCCTTGCTGATCGGTTGCCATGTGTCCGTCCGCGCCCATACCTTCGACGCGCGCGGTTTCGTGATCCCGTCTGCGGTCACCCGCTTTGCGTTGTACTTCTGGCGCTTCATGCGGCAGACCCGCCAAACAACGGCGCATCTTGTCCGCTCACATGGGCAATCCGGCGCTTGATATCCGCGACATATTCGGCCTCGCGTTCGATCAGGACCGCGTTAAAGCCTTCGCGCATACAGGCCATGCCGGTCGTGCCTGATCCGGCGAAAGGATCGAGAACCGTCCCGCCCGGTGGCGTGACGAGGCGGCAGAGATAGGCCATCAGGTCAACGGGCTTGACGGTGGGGTGCTTGGACCCGAGGCGGTCCCATGCGTCGGCCTTGGCGCTGTAGAAGAAACGGGCGGCGCTACCGCCAATATCGGCGGGCCACGTTCCGGCTTTTTCCGGAGAACCAAACGATTCGCGGCCATGCCAAGCGGACCCGCCGCGCGTTGCCGTGCGGGCTTCCTTTTCGCCGCCCGTATCAGGAAACGCCGCCAGCACTTCCTCGCTGCCGGGGTTGGGCAACTTGCGGAACATGGCCCGCAAGTGATTCGGCAGGCGGGAAAATTCTTTTTCATCAATCCGCATGAACGGCCCTTCCGTGTTCCCTGTAATGGCAACGGCGGCAAAGTGTTTCGCCGTTTGCCAAGTCCCATAAATGAGCGGCATGTTGGCGCGCGTCTGCCCGCGACTTGATCGACAGGCATTCGATAATTTCAGAAAGACTTTTCTTATGATGAGCCTCTAGCGCCTCGACAGAACCACACCGAACGCAAGAAAGATCGCGCGCCTTAACTGAGTCCATCCATCGGCGGTTTTCGGTCATCTGGCGTATGGATAGGTTTAGCTTTGATGCGCCGCCCCTCCACTTGTAATGATTTTGCCCGCGCGTTTTCGCGGCGCGCGCTGCCGCCTTGTCGGGGTTTAACGCCCAATATTTTTTGTTCGACATAGCCGTTTGCGCTTTAGATTCCGGCTTGTGGCGGAACCCGGCTCGGTTGTTCGTTCCCTTTACGCGCCCGCGCGCAAGTCCGGATGCTTGCTTTTCGGTTATGCCGGAAAGCCGTTGCGCCGTGCCGCGATGCGCCATGCAAGCAACATGACGAACCCGCGCAAGTTCACTTGGACGCCGATACAGCGGGGCTTCACACACTATGCAAGCAGCGTTAGGCGTTCTCATGGAACCACCTAAAAACTTCTTTGCGCTGCTCTGGCGTTAAATCAGCACGCAATTCATATTCGTCCTGCGGATAAGACAGGATCACGTTCGCGGGCCAGCGGCCGGGCGGATTTACGCGCTCAAACTTCCTCTCGTCGCGGCCATATGCTGAACGACCGCCGCTATCCCCGTTCCGCAAAGTGATTGTCTGTTCTTCGCCAACCCGGCACCCATCAATATTAATCGCACCCGTCCCGTGCGCCTGCACGTTACCCGCGACCGTTCCCTTGAACGGCTTGCGCGCCATGACGATTGGCTCCCATGCTGGCTTTAAAGCGGTGCCCCATCCTTGCCATTCGCGGGCTGCGGCAGTGCTTTCCCCTTTGCGCGAAAGCTGGTTCTTCGTGACGTTGTAACCGCCCGGACCTTCCGGCCCCATAAACCCGACGCCTGAAGCGGGTCGCGCGCTAGACTCAACGCCCGCCGCCTTATCAATCCCCTTGCTAATATCGTGCGACTTGGGGAATCCGCTTCCGTAAAGCCAGCCGATTTGGTCGCGTATCTCAAACCCCGCGTCCTCAATCGCAACGGCCAAGCGGTGATATGTCCGCGTGCCGCCGAACGCCAACAGGTGCGCGCCGGGCTTCATAACGCGCATGACTTCGCGCCAGAATGCGGGATTGAACGCCACCTCGCCTGTATCCCATTGCTTGCCCATAAAGCCGCGCGACGAGCGGGCGTATACGTCGCCGTCCTTGGCGGGCGCTGCATTCTCCCCGCCGAACCGCTTGACGATAGAAACGAGCGCATAGGGCGGATCGCAGACGACGCTATCAATCGACGCATCTGCCAGCGTCTTGATAACGTCGCGCGAGTCCCCGTGGCGAAGGTCTATGGTCAAGACCGCCCCTGCAACGCTCTATTTATTGCGACCGTGAGCTTTTGGAACAGCGCCCAATGGTCGGAGCCTGTCTTGGCCTTCGGGGTTATCGCCAACTGCACAACGCGGCCTGTCTCGTCGCGGTCGCTGTGAACGAAAACAGTTGCCCCGCCGTGCGTGACTTTCTCGCAGACGGTTTCCAAGCGGTTCGCGGGTCTCATGCGATAAGAGCCCTCGCCGTCGCCAGCGCCAAGCGACGGAATGCACGCGCACGCCCGTAGCCGTATGAGCGGCGATACTTGGCCCGCGCGTCGTTGAGGTCCGCCCACGCAAAGAGCGTCACGCCGCCTCGCTTTCCGCCGCAGGGGCGAGCGTGTCCAAATAGATCGAGAGGTCCGTAACGTCCTCTCGGAGCGCCTCTAGCGGCTTGCTGTTTCCGTCGTCTGCGGCGAGCTTCGCTTTCACGATGCGCTTGAGCGCCCGATGCGATAGCCCCGCGCTGGCGATTTCCTTGTTGAGTTCCCGAAGGTCGGCGGATACCCGCATGGCTTCCGAGACAAGGTTCGTCATGCGGGACTCGAAGCTCTGAAGCGTCGGCGCTATGTTGCTGTCGGTCATGCGAGGTTCCTTCCAATCTCGATTTCATAATGTCCGCCGTCGTCGCAACGAACCTCGGTCGTCTGCGTTGACTGGTGGATGAACACGGACTTGCTGGCGAGATAGACAGTCACGGATTGCGCCATGTATTGCGCCGTTTCGCCGCCCTCGGGGGCGCCGCCGTTCTTGTGGACATGGACCATCAGGGCGTCGTCGCTCATGCTGCTGCCCTCATGTCTGTGCCGAGTTGTTCGTAAATTGCGGAAATTCCGCACTCGCTGCGCTGATAGCGAAGCGGCAACTTGAGCAGGTTGGGGATGTAGCGGGAGCCGTCGTGGCGACTGCGGGGATCGTTCTCGAACCAGATTTGAAGCGATGCCCACTTGGCTAAGGCTTCCCGATCCGCGTCCGCCCTCTGGCTATCGCGGTGGTCCATGAAATACCCGCCGCCCTCGGTTTTCGGCTCACGAAGGGCGCGCTCCGCCTGTAGACGGCGAGCCTTGTACGCACGTTCCCGGCGAACGCGGTGTTCGTGCTTCCACTGCAAGACGAAATCGAGCGGAACGCCGAATTGCTTGGCGATGCTGATAGGCGTGCGACCGCCTTGGAGACATGCGCGCTCGAATGGGGTCACTTGGGCCTCACTGCATGGGCTGCGATTTGCGTCATGATTTCGACCGGGTTCTCGCCGCTCTCGCCGCTCTCCGCCGCAACCAGCGAAAGGACAAGGGCGCGAACGCCGGGATACTCGCGGGCCAAGGCCAATAGGGCGTGGCCGGAAATCTCATTCTCGCCGCGCCTGACACCTTCAACCGTGCGCTTCGATACGCCAGCCGCGAACGCGAGCACCTTGGCCGGTTCGTGCGTCCGCTTCAGGACACGCGGAAGCATCGTGGCGAGGTCGTCGCGGATGTTCAGGGCGGCGCTCACGCTACCCTCGCGCGGGCTACCGATTTTACCGCTTCGTTCTTGGGACATTCCCTCTCTCCGTGGCGCAAGGTGATTGCGTCAGAGAGGGACCGAGCATGACGAATGGCAGACTTCAGGGCAGACACCAGCGCCGCACCTTGCCGGGAGTGCGCTTGGTATCCGTTAACGAGCATCCGACCGGAACGCCGCGAAAGCCGAACGGGCTGGCACCCATCGGTCAAGCGGTCTGGCGCGTTATCAGCGGCGCAAGGAAATAAATTATTTCTCACGACACCACGCGCGCGATGACGTTAAATGCGATGGCCGCGCCGAGCACCCATGCGAGAAGCTCGGTAAAGTCAATCATGCGGCCTCCGCGTACCAGTCGGCGGGGCCTACCGCGCCGATAGTGGCGTCATTGATCTTTGCGACCATTGCAGCGCGGGGAATCCGCTCGCCGCGCGCCCAAAGCCGAACAGCTTCAGGTGTGCAGCCGAGGCGCTTCGCCAGCGCCGCAGCGGAAATACTGTTTCGTTCTAGGTACTGCCCTAACGTCATGCGGGCATACTAACATTTCCGCATAACCAGTCAACAACGTTTTGTTAGGTGCTTTTTATCGGGAAAACCCAAACACTTAGACATGCCGAGAAAGTCCCCGAGCCCGTCTAGTCTGCCGCCCGCCGCCCGCCGGATCGTCGGGCTACGCCTACAGTCTGGCCTAAGTCAGAAGGCGTTCGCAGCCACTTTGGGGCTTACGGATGCTAGGTGGGGCCGCTATGAGCGCGGGGAAACCGAGCCCAACTTTGACATTTTAGCGACCCTGAGGCGCACTTATGGCGTCGATCTGAACGCATTGATTTGCGGCCCGGCTCCGGCCACCCAGCCGGAAATTCCGCCCGTCGAGCACCCTCAAAAGCGGCATACCCGGTAAAAATTGCGGAAAAACAAGGCGTAAACACGCGCTCCGAATGACAACATTTTGTTGTTGACTGGCCCTGCGGTTTTGTTAGTATCTCCCATACCAACACGGGAGAGACACGATGACCGACAACCCGCCCGCGTTTCCGTTCACCGAGCAAGGCATGTCCTCGTTCAGCGGCCAGACCGTCGATATCGTGAACCCCGGCATGACCCTGCGCGACTACTTCGCCGCGAAGGCGTTGCAAGCAATGGCAACTCGCTCTGACATGGATGGCGTGGCTTACGACAAGCTGGCTGCCTATGCCTACGACTACGCAGACGCCATGCTCGCGGAACGCTCTAAGTCGGAGGCCGCGCAATGACCGCGCCCCTCACCGTCGCCCCCATTTCACAGAAGCCCGACCTAGGCGCGCTCCGCATCCTCCTCGCGTCCCTGTCGCCCAGATCGTCGGTAGCTGACGGAGTTCGCGCTGCCGAAGCGATGATCGCCGCGGGTATCGAGATTAGCGACGACGAGGGCAACTACCTCGAAGCCGACGACCTGATCGACAAGCTCGGCGGGCCCGATTTCGAGACGGGCGATTACTGGTTTGTCGAGGGCTATTGGCAAGCCGCCGAAAACCACGCCTACGCGGAAGATTTCACGCAGGAGGGCGCGCAAGAGGGTGCTGCGTTCTTCTGGAACGTCTATCGCGGGATCAACCGCGCGATTGAGTGCCATCAGTGGCAGCACCTTGGGGGACCGCCGAGCGATTACATGCGGAGGGCTGCGCGATGAGCAAGCTTTCGGAACGGCTGCGAGTTCGCGCGAACTTCCACGCACGCCGAGCGCCAGCCGCTGCGCGTGACATGAAGGAATCCGCAGACGCACTCGACGCGATGGAAGCGGCGCTGCGGGATTTGGCCGACACGATACCGACCGACGCCCGCGCGTATGCGATCGGACCCGTTGCAGCCGCCGCGCACAAGCAGGCCCGCGAAGTCCTCGCCAAGCTGGAAGGTGGCGCATGAGCCGCCGCGCCAACCTCGCCCTGTTCTACTGGTCCGCAAGCCAGCATGTCCGCGAGTGCCGCCGGGAGCAAATCCCGATGGACGCCGCCGATATCCGCGACCTGATCCACGCGGCGACGGTGTTCGCGCGTTCTGACTGGCCGACGCTTCGGCGGGTAGCGCAGCGCAATCTGCCGGTGGTTGTGACGGGCCGCACGCCGACAGGTGCCGCATGACGATATGCGCGTTGATCGTGTGCAGCTTGGTCGCGGGCACCGGCCAATGCGACCGGACTCAGCCCCCGGAGCTTATCGACTACCCCGCGATAACCCGCGCCGTCGATTGCCAGCAATTCGGTGCGTTCATCCGGTCGGGCGGTCTGCCGATACCCGGAAACTACAGGCTGATGCGCGTTGAGATGATCAAGGCACCCCAAACCCAAACCGCAACCCAAACCGCAAAAGGAACCGAACGATGAAAAACTGGAACGCCACCGCACTCGACGAAATGACGCCCGCGCAGATTGCCGACCTGACGCCCGCCGAACTGGCAGGGCTGGTCAACGATCTTGACGCTGCCGACCTAGTGCAGGACCGCCGACGTTTGAAGATGCACGAAGCCTTGACGCGCAAATACGCCGAACAGGCGCAAGCGCAGCGCCGCGCGGCTGGCAAGGATACGGGAACCATTCGCCTCGCGGACGGTGACGCGACCGTGATCTGCGGCCTGTCGAAGAAAGTCAAATGGGATCAGGTCGCGCTCCGCGACGTTCTCGCCGCGATGCCCGAGGCCGACGCGCGGCACTACGCGAGGGTCGAAATCAAGATCGACGAGCGCAAGTTCGACGCGGCCCCGCCTGCCATTCGCGCGCTCTTGACGCACGCCCGCACAGTCGAACCGGCGAAGCCCACATTCGCAATCGAAATCGCAAACGCCAAATCGGAGGCCGCATAATGTCACGCTTCAAGATCGTAACCGCCGACGAGCGCCTATCAGCGCCCCGTGGCATCAAGGGTGTCGTACACGGGCAATCGGGCATCGGTAAAACGTCTCTGCTTTGGACGCTTCCCGCCGAAAGCACGCTGTTTCTAAACCTCGAAGCGGGCGAATTGGCCGTGCAGGGCTGGGACGGGCGCGAAATCCGGGCGCGCGATTGGCCCACGGCGCGCGACCTTATCTGCTGGATCGGTGGTCCGAACACCGCGATGCGAGACGATCAGATTTATTCGCCGTCGCACTACGCCGCTGTCTGCAAAGAGGCGGGCGGGACGTTTGACGAGATAACGCCGGGCATCGAGACGGTGTTTATCGACTCGATCACGGTCGCATCGCGCCTTTGCCTGCAATGGGCCAAGGGCCAGCCGGAAGCGTTCTCGGAGAAAACCGGCAAGCCGGATGTGCGCGGCGCCTATGGGCTGTTAGGTCAACAGATGATCGGCTGGCTAACGCACGCGCAGCACACGCCCGCGAAAAACGTGTGGCTTGTCGGGCTGCTGGACAAGAAGCAGGACGAGTTCAACCGGCCCTTTTACGCGCTGCAAATCGAAGGCAGCAAGACCGGCCTGGAGCTTCCCGGCATCGTTGACGAGGTTATCGCGATGACGGAAATGCGTACCGAGGACGGCACGCCGTACCGCGCGTTTATCTGCCACACGCTCAATCCGCTAGGCGTTCCCGCCAAAGACCGCAGCGGGCGCTTGGACGCGCAGGAGGAACCGCACCTCGGCAAGCTCATGGAAAAGATACGCGGCCCGGTCAAGCCCGTCGCCGCGCGCTTGAACTACCAAACCCCGACCGAAAACGCAGCCTAACCCAACTCGAAAGGAACTAGAAAATGGACTACGATCTGAATACAGCCGACCAGCAGCGCGCAGGCGGCGAACTGATCCCCGACGGCACGATTGCACGCGCCGTCATGACGATCCGCCCCGGTGGTGCCGGCCCCGACGGCATTTTGACCGCAAGCAAATCGTCCGACGCGCAGTATCTGAATTGCGAGTTCACGGTTGCCGACGGCGAATTTGCCAAGCGCAAGTTTTGGGGCAATCTCACGGTGTCGGGCGGCAAGCTGGACGACAACGGCAACAGCAAGGGCGGGATGATTACCCGCCAGACGCTGCGCGCCATCATCGAAAGCGCGTACCAGATCGACCCGAAGGACGAAAGCCCGAAGGCCCAAAGCGTGCGCCGTATCCCCGGCCTTGAGGTTTTCAACGGCTTGGAGTTCTGCGCGGAGATTGGCGTCGAACCGGCGAAGGGCGAATACAAGCCGAAGAACAAACTCGACCGTGCGGTAACGCCGGATCGTGCGGAATATGGCCCCGCGATGGGCGTTGCGGGCGCACCCGTAGCGCCAAAGGCTGCGCCCGCTACCAAGCCCGCTTGGACGCCCCCGGCTGCACAGGCGGCGGCTGCTAACGGCACAAAGGGCGCTATGCCCGCATGGATGGCCCGTTGACGGACGACGAACTACAGCGAGCCGCGACGGAGGCGGCGGCGCAGGCGGTCGGAGAATGGTTACTCGAATCCGGTCGCCTCGCCGCCCCTATCCGGTCGCTAACCTTCGCGGAGTTGCAGGGCATCGCAACGGCGGCGGTTAGCGGCTGGATCGTCGCACGGGCCGAACAGGCAAAAACACAGGAGCCGACAATATGGCAAGACTTGCTGCCCACATGAGCCATCGCGGAACGACGATTTACGAATCGCTCGCGCGTCACATGGCGCAAATGCTTTGGAACAACGAAGCGTGGCGTCCGTCGCTTGACACGCTCGACAAGTCCGCGTTTGACGCGCTGGCGTTCGCGGCTATCGAGGAATATGAGCGCGTCGGCAAGTTGTGCGACTGGTTCCAGCGGTTGCGCGGCGATCCGATTGCAGCCGAGCCGGTAAAGCACTTCATCGAGGCGTTTGACGCCTTGGGCGTGGAAGCGCGATTCAGTGACGCGGATATGGCGAAGATTGAACGCGCGGCGTTTTCTACACAGGTGCCGTTTTGATGCTGGACCTTAACCATCGCGCCAAGCCGGGCGACGTTTCGGCGCTCGTCAATGCGGCCATCGAAGGCGTCAAGCCCCGCGCGCAAGAGCGGCGCGAGTATCTGGGCGCGTCGGTAATCGGTGCGCCGTGCGAGCGGCAAATCCAATACAAGTTCGTCGGCGTGGAGCCAGACCGCGAAGAATTCTCACCGCGCACGCTTCGCATATTTGCGCGCGGCCATTGGGGCGAAGAAGTCGCGATCCGCGATATGGAAGCGGCTGGCTTTACGATCAAAACGCGCGGCAACGACGGCGCGCAAGTCGGCTTTAGCGTTGCGGGCGGTAGGTTCGCGGGCCATTGCGACGGGGTTATTCTATCGGCCCCTGTCGCCACGCGCCTGCCCGCCGTGTGGGAACACAAGATGCTAGGCTCTAAGGGCTTCGCCAAAGTCTCGCGCGCGGGCGTTGCGTCCGCGTATCCTGGCTATGCCGCGCAGATCGCTATTTATCAGGCTTATCTTGATTTGCAAGAGCCTGCTTTGTTTACCGCGACGAACGCCGACACGATGGAACGCTATCACGAGCTTGTCGCGTTCGACGCGGAGCTAGCGCAGCGCACTAGCGACAAGGCCGTACGGATTTTGAAGGCAACGGACGCGCAAGAGCTTTTGCCGCGTGTCGCGGCTGCGTCTGATTTCTTCGAGTGCAAGTTCTGCGCTTGGCATCAAACATGTTGGAAAGGTGCGTGACATGGACAAGTTAACGCCGGGACAGATCAGCGATCTGTCTGATCTGTTCGCGTGCTACGACCGATATTCTGCCGACACCATGCGCCCTATTGGGTGGGTTCATTGGTTACGCGAAGAAGCCGCGCGCCGGGAACTTGACGCGCAAGATGACGAAGTGGTCGCAAGCATCAAGCGGGGTCGCGAAGGTCGGGGCAGCGCCGCCGACGATCTGGTGGAGCGGTTGCGACAGGCGATGCCGGAAATGCCGACGCATGAGCGAGCGATGGAAGAAGCCGCCGACCGCATCGAGTCAGACGTCCGCACGATTTTCAGGCGCACAGAGCAGCTTGTTCGCGTGGAAGTCGAACGTGACGCGCTCAAGGCCCGCGTGGCGCGGCTGGCTGAGGCGCTTGGATTGGTCCTGCCGTTGGCGAAGGGTTACGTCGCCAAGTACGACTACGCAAGCAGCCGCGAATATATCGCCGTCGCAGAGTCAGCCATCGCGGAGGCCACCGATGCCCAAGGCTAAGACGATGCGAACCGTTGGTCTAATCGTCGTGGCGCTCTTCACGATCAACTGCGCGGTCATGTGGTTCGTGCTCGTCCACGCAGCCAAGCCGGGTGCGTGCTCTTTCAACGGAGCCCCGCGCCATGAGTGACAACAAACGAGCACATCCGCAAATGCACGCTTCGAAGGAAGGCCCGCCGTCGTACCTCGTCAATCTGTCTATGGCCGGGAACTACTTGGCCGATGCGGCGCGGGTCATGTGCAAGACGATGCGTGGCGGCATCGAGCGCGGCGATCTTATCTTGGAAGGCTCCAAGGACATGTGCGACTTCATCGCCAAGGCGCTGGACGAAACCGAGCGGGCCGTCAGGGTGTTTGATGACTTCAAGCGCGGCGGATTAAAGTCGCCGGGCGCGTACAAGTCGCGGAAGTCGTCGAACGGAGACAGCCATGAGTAAGCCCGACAACCCGCCCAAGCGCAAGAAGGTGAAGCATGGCTGAGCCCGTGACCGACAAGGCCGTGATAACCGATGCCGAGGTTGAGGCGTTTCACCGAGTGTTCTCTAGCAACGGGTTTGACGCGCGGGAAGCCCTCGCAGCGTTCCTTGAGTCTCGGGTGCCGGAAGCGCAAAAGATATGGTCGGCCAAGCATCCGGCCACAGAGAAATCTATAGGCTTCAACGCCTGCCGCGATATCGTCTTGGCGGGGAAGCGATGACGGACAGACGCCTTATGCGCCGCCTCGAACTGGCCGCGTATCTCGGCATAGCCTCAAGCACGCTCTACGAGTGGATGCGTGCGGGGAGGATACCCAAGCCGCTACCTGGTACGGAGCGGTGGGACCGTGTGGCCGTAGACGCCGCGCTTGACCGGATGGCGGGGATAAAGAATGGTGCGCCGGATGACAGACACGCCCGAAAGGCCCGCTTCCTTAAAAACCGTCAGAGTGCGGCTTAAGGACGGCTCGGTTAAGGTCTATCAGTACCCGCGCAAGCCCAAGAAACCGTCGAAACGGTTGGCGGATAGAGGGCACGGCTTCCGGTCGATAGCGCACGCCTACACGAATTCCCCCGAGTTCAAGGGGCTGTCGGAGTCGTGGCAGGCGGCGACCCGCTACTATCTCGGGATACTTGAGGATCGGTTGGATTGGATGTCCCTAAAGGACTTCAACGACCGCGAATCGCGGGGCGACTTTTACGAGATACGGGACTCGTTCGCCTCTACCCCCACGAAGGCCGACAAGGTTATAGGCGCCCTCGCAACCGTGCTGGCGTGGGCCTACGAACGCGGGATGATCGAGGTCAACCACGCGCGGGAGGTCAAGAAGCTAGCCCCCCAAGGCGGGCGGGCCGACAAGGTATGGACGCCGGATCAGCTTGCGGCGCTGCTGGCTAATTCCCCGCCCGACCTGTCGAAACTGGTCCGCATGGCGCTTCTGACGGCGGCTAGGTTGGGGGATTTGCTGGCCCTGACTTGGGAGCAATTCGACGGGCGGTGGATCGAATATACGCCCGCCAAGACGGCCAAGACGACGGGGGTTATCGTTCGGCTTCCGGTCTACGAGTTGCCGCCCCTTGAGTCTCTAATGCGGGAATTAGGCCCCTCTACGGGCCACATGCTGCGAACCGAGGCGCGGGGGATTCCTTGGACGATCCCGAACTTTAACGCCAAGTGGAAAGCCGCCCTCGCCAAGGCCGAACTGTTATCCGCTGACCGGCACTTTCACGACCTACGCGGGACGGCGATAACGAACCTTCTGAGCGCGGGGGCAACGGACGCGGAAACGGCGTCTATATCGGGCCATTCGGTCGGGGGAAAGTCCATGCTTCGGGTCTACGCCGCCCGGACGGACGAACTGGCAATCGGGGCTTACCGTAAATTGAATGCCGCCCTCTCGACCCGTCCTGTCGTATTGCCGCTGACAAAGCGACCTGACAAAAATCGAGGGGGCGGCTAACCAATTGAATTACATCTCGGCGTACTTGCCGTCCTTGGAAATAGCAGCCTTTGATATCAATGGCCTTGGATGCCGTTTTGCCGCCATGCCCCGTCAAATTCCGGCGATTTTCTGCAATGTGCGGGCGAAAAGCGGTCCGACTGGCTGAAGAAAAATAATAGTTAGCGGGCCACGCCCTTCACCTTCTCGTAGGTCCGGAACGCCCCGAGCCCGAGCATCCCGAACATGAGTTCCCACACCCCGTTGTCGAACGTCGGGGGCTTCGGCAAGGGATGCCCGACGACAAACCCGATCCACATGACCACGGGGGCGACGACGTACTGCCAAGCAAAGGCGGCACCGCACACCCACAGGATGAACGGGCGCGCCCGACTGGTGAACGGGTCGGAGCTACCCGCCTCGATCTTGTTTATCTCCGCTTGGGCCGCGTCCGACTTGACGGCCATATCGGTAACCTTGTCGAGAATTTCCGCCTGAGCCCGCGCGGCGGCGTTCTTGTCGGGGATTACCTTGTCGAGGATGTTTGGCAGGACTGAGGTTAGGAGCGGGATAAGGGCTGCGGCCATGTTAAAAAATCTCCGGATTTTTAACGTATGTGCTAGAATATGTTAAGTCCTAGCTACCTTCGGGGAGGCTAGGCCGTCCGGGTTGATCGCCGGGCGTCTGTGATTGCCTGCCGCGTCCGAACGCTTACGCCATGCGTGGGACGGTCCCGAAAGGGCTAGGACGCGGTGGGCTTTCCTTCACGATGTATGCGACGGAACCGGACGGGACTCGCGCCACGCCTTCACGGCGGGATGCTCTGGCCCAAGCTGGTAATGCGGCCTATCGACGAAGCGCCGCCAATCGCCTCCCCATGCTATCGGAATGCCGAGGCTGATAGCAGTCGCCTTGACCTTCGCGCCGAGTTCGTCAAACGCCTTCAGGTCCGACCAGTCGATTACCATCCTTCCCGGCTGCGCCTTGCTTGGCGTAAGCGGGGCGAGGTCCACGGCGAGCGCCGGGGTTTGATTGTGATACGAGTTCGGCCAAGCAGCCTTCGACTGCCCCCCGTTGAACGCGGCGTCTTGCTCCGCCCTGCCCCTGTGCCCACAGGTCACCATGACGGGCGTATCGGCGGACACGGCTTCAACAAGGCGGATCAGGTCGGGATGACAGGTCGCCAATCGGGACTTGCTGACCGTCGATAGCGCGCGGGCGACTGTGGCGGTCATTTGCTCGTCAACTCCGTAACCTTGCGGATCATCCCTCGCGGAATGGTTACATCCCCGTCGCAGTCGTCGCCGTGGATCGTCGCGGCTATCGTTATGTGGCCCTTCGTCTCGCGGAGTATCCAGCCGACCGACTTGCAGACGGGCGGCTTCTGCGCTTGAACGTCAGCGATCTTTTTCCAGCCCGCGTCGTCGGTGACGGCGTCGAGCCATTCGATCAAGACGAGCTTCATCCGTAGAGGCTTTCGAGTTCGAGCATGGACACGAACTTGGCGGACTCGATATGCCCCGCGCGGATCAGCAATTCATAGACACCCCATGTCCAACCCGTGAGGGCATCGCGGGCGTAGTCCTCGACGTGCCCGTTAGGAAGGGCGCAGCCGAGGTTGAGGACGGTGACGTGCTGATAAGGTCCGATCTTGGGCTGGCGTATCTGCCTTGCGACATGGCTGTGCCCGATGACGAGATCGTGGACGGCATCGTTGGCGATGGTGTTCTCGGCGTTCTTTCCGCCGTAGGTTTTGCCCAGCCGGTTAAGCGCAGCGTGAACAAAGCCGACACCCCCGAGATAGAAGATTTCTCCATAGGGCCGCGTCTCCCATCCTTCTGAATGGAAAGCCGATAAGAGCGGGCCAGTGAGAAGCCCTGCGGATTCGGGATTTTGATCTTCGTACAGCCAAGCGCGGCGTTCGTGATTTCCGAGCACGACGACCTTACGGCACGAATGATCGCCAATCCCCGCGCTAAACTCCCGAATACTCTTCGCTAGGCTCGTCAGGTCATCGATAAACGGCGATTTCTGCTTGGCCTGCAAAGTCTCGTTCGGAATATGTGAGTTGAGGCTGTCGAGTGTCGCCCAATCCCCGATCTGCACAACGTAGTCCGCCTTCATCGCGGCTGCGTGCTTGCCGAACCAGCGGAAGCGGTCCTTCGGAATATGCGGGTCGTCGTGCGCGTCTCCGATTGCGAGAACCCGATAGCCGGTCCCCGTGGGTGCTGCGACCTGCATGCGAACGCGGGGCTTGACGTGTAGAACCTCGACAACCTCGGATGCCGCTTCCGCCTTGGGCGAGTGCTCCCGCTGCCACGTCCGCGCCGCCTGATAGCGGGCGTCCATCGTCCCCCTGGGAACGCCGATCTTCCTTGCTGCCTTAGTGACGCTGCCGTGCGTCTCAACAAGGTTTAGCGTCTTGATATGGTCCGCTGGCGTCCGTGCGGTTGTCGCCATGCGTCACCGGAACGGGATGTGAGGAACGATCTTCGCCACCAGCGCACCCATCGCTGCGGCGGCACCCGAGATTGCGACGACGGTTTTCCACGACCCCCGCGCCTCTTGGGTGAACTTCAGGAGTTCTCGAACGTCGTCCTTGATTTCCTTGATATCGTCGCGAACGTCGCGCATTTCCGCCTGAAGCACGGCCACGTCCTTTGTCGTCTCGTCTCCCACGCTCAGGCTCCGTTTCCTCGAATGGCTCGGTACATATCCGCAGGCATCTGGTCCGCAAAGACCGTGCAGTTGTCCGCCGTGTAGGCAATCAGGAGAACCACCGGCACGCCCTCGGCAACGATGACCGCAACGTGATCCGCGAAATGCGTACTGACGGGCTCAATCTCGTTGTAACTCTGCACGACCCAATGAGCTTCGGGACCGGAGAGCATTTCGAGGATTCTCGCTCCGGGGACCGACGCGACCGCCCGAGCGGCGATGACGCCGGGGTGCGTGCATTCCTGCGCGCTGGCCGGTTGAAGGCACAAAAAAACCGCCACGAAGGCGGTTGCTAACGCGCGCATGGGTTGCTCCGGGTTAGATGGTTGCGGCCGTCCTGAACAAGTCGTCAATCTGCGCGCTCGTCAGACCAAGCGCGGTCCCGAGATTGGAAATCATCGGGTAGTCGCGTCGAACGTCGACCGCGAATTCCCATGTGATCTGATCCGCACGGGGACCGGCTGCGATAGCTGCCTCTACAGCGTCGAGAAGGTCCGCGTTGAGCAGAGCCAGCCGCGCTTGGCGGGGCGTGACGGACTGCGGAACCAACAACGCCTCCGCCGCCGTTGCCGCCTGCGCCGCCGCGATTTCCTCTGCCGTCAGCGGAACCGATTCCGCCGCGCCCGTCGATAGGTCAACAACCAAGCGGTTCATGTGATCCTCACGCCAGAACAAGGATGTTGATCGTGCCGGCGTCGAAAGAGTCCGTTCCGCCAGCCGTCGTGATGCGAACGCGGTCGAGCGTCGCGGAGAGCGTCTTCTGGCCGCCGCCGCGCGCTGCCGTTGTTGAAGCTGCGCCGTCGCCATTCACCCACGACGCGGCCCAGAGGTTGGATGCCGAGTTCACAAGGTTGATCATCACCGTTCCCGACAGGGACGTGCTCGCGTCGGCGCCGCGCGTCAGGTTGAAGCCGGCAGTCGAAGATGCGGACCCGCCGTTGTCGGCCATCTGCGAGGCGTAGCCGGTGTTTTCGATGCCGCCGCTATCACCGATCTGGACGAGGTACTGGCTGCTCCCGTTCGTTGACAGTCCCGCGTGCGTGATGATGATGCATTTCGCGGAGGCTGATATGCCGGTGATATCAACGCTGGTACCCGAAGCGGATGTTGCGGTGCCGAGCGTGATTGTGGCACTTCCCGCTGCTGCCCATTGCGGATTTGCCCCTGCCCCTTGCGTCTGAAGGAACTGCCCAGACGTTCCAGCACCAAGCCGCGTCCATGTCGCGGCCCCGCGATATAGAACATCGCCCTGCGCAGCAGACCCGACAAAATCGAGAACGGCGGAAAGCGTCAATTCCTCACCCGCCCCGCTGCCCGCCGTGTCGCGGCCAAGGATGCGGTCTGAAGTCGTAAAGGTGACGTTCGTTGACGCAATGGTGGACGATGCCGCCGCTGAGATTCTCTGAATCTGAAACGCGGTCCCGTCGTAAAGGGCTTCGTAGTATTTGTTAGCCGCGATATCGCCAGCCGCCAGCGCCGTGTCATTTAGTTGCAGGGCCTTCGCCGTCAGGCCCGATACCGCGACAGTCGCGGCTCCCGTGTTCGCGTTGGCCGACGCCTTAAAGCGGAACTTCTGCCCCGTCGCGTAGGCCGTGATTGCAGGCGTTGGCGTGAGCGTCAGGGCATCAGCCGTACCGCCAGCCGTTCCGCACCACGTAAACGAGCCGTCCTGCACCTGCCCCGTGGCCGCGTAGTCGGTGCGCGCGACGGCGTTACCGACGCCCGTATGGCGGTAGGTTGCCATCGGGAGGTTGGCGGTTACGGTCGTCTGCCCGTCCTTGCAGATGACGTTCGACAGGCCGTTGACGAAATCGGTGTTCTGCGTGTTGTAGTTCGTGGACGAAATGACCGTCCCCGAAACCACAGGTGCCGTTGCTTGGGTGAACGTACCCGCGCCGTTGAAGCTCATTGATTTACCTCACGAAAAACCCCGCCGGATTAGGGCGGGGCTGTGGT